TCTTCTTCAACGCGCTGCTGTACAAGGTCCATTGAATCAGCCATCAGTGGATCTCCTGCGCTTCGTTCTGAATGTTTTCAGCCGCAATACGCAGCAGCTCCGCCGCTTCAACGTGATTAAGCTGGCGTGACGTGATATGGCAAGCCAGGCTATCAAGACGGGCTGCCATTACCGCAGCACGTGCACGGCGTTCTTCCATGCGCGCATCAGTCAGCATCTGGTTAAGGCCAGCATCATCTGGTCCTGTTTTGGTGATTCGGGTTTCAATATTTCGCATTGTTGTTTCTCCTGAATTTGGGCAATAAGATGCCCGGCGGGTTTACGCCTTTAATTTCGGTTGTGAATTAGTTCGGCATGGCTAGCCGATTTGGAAATAAACTCACCACTGTACGGAAATGGTTCATTGCTTTAATCAGCTCCCGCTTTTCGTCAGTCGTCAGCTCACTAACATTGACGCTATGACGTTCCGCCGGAATCTTTGCCATAAAGAATATTGCGGCTAGTGCGCGTTTATTCTGCTCATGGTTAATATCCCGTTGGTCCCGCATATCGCTAATAAAGCGCTCCAGTTCTGAATCAATATTTAAGCCAAACACTTTCGCCCTTAATTCCGCGATGTGGTTTAACCCATTAAGACGGAGGCCAGCGCTTAGCGGAACAGTCGCAGCATCGCCTTCAATAGCCATGGTTTCCCCTGATTTTTAGTGGACAGCTCAGCCAGCAACGCATCCTGAGAGCGGCACGGATGCCAGCGCTTGCCATCCTTCCCCATAATCCAGCCATGACCGCAGTGCATTGCAGGACTTTGCTTAACGAGCAGTGATGCAAAAGATGGTTCTTTAGTCAGCATAACCACCTCAGATCAGGCCGAACGAAGCGCCGAGGCCCGTCACGGTATCTACTGCGCTTGCCATCGCCGGATTAGCCTGCAAACGCGCATGCAATGAAACTGCAGTGAGTGCCATAAGGCGCGTAACAGAGTTGATGCTATTGATCACATCGCGGCGACCTGCACTGGTTTTCACATCACCAGATACTGCGCCTGCAGCTACACGCCCAATCTCCGCAGTTGCACTCATGACGTAATGCGGCAGGTTCTCTTTTGCCACTTCATTCAATGGCACGCACGGCAGGCAATGGATTTGAGCCAGAAAACCGTCAACCAGCGTTGAGTCCTCTGTGATATCAGTTAGCAACCAGATCTCCGGTGGCGTGAGTTGATGCGGTTGTTCCGGGTTCAGCTTATTGCGCAGGGTTTGAACGTTCATTTCTGCGCGCTCTGCCAGCTTTGCCATGTTGTGACGTAACGCAAAAGCCCGGCAGGCTTCATCAAAGTGCGGATGTTTAGAAACGCGATAATCAAACATAGCAAGAGACTCCGATGTATCTCAAAATGGAACTAACTAATAGCGACATTGCAATCAGAAAGCGCATCAACAGTGAGCGCGACGATGTTAATCATCACTTTCTCGCGCTTCTTGTCCTTACGCAGGCGGTGGCGAGGCAAACGACCATCAGCGAGCATGTCGTTAATGGTGTCTACAGGCAGTCCTGTTAGCTCGCTGTAGCGTTCAATTGTGACGTGCGGTGTATTCAGAGTGATTGAAATGTTAGGGATCATGATGCAACATCTCCTATTGGCTTGTGGTGAGCCGGTAGTAATCGTGACAAGTCCCCAAATGGGAACGAAATTGATACTAGGATCGCATAAGAGATATGTCAACATCAAAGTACCCAAATGAGATCAAAATAAATCCCAATCAGGGTGGCAAGGCTGCGATTGAGCGATTGGTCGAGGCATATGGGTTTACAACTCGGCAGGCCCTTGCTGACCACTTAGGAGTGTCAAAAAGCACATTGGCTAATAGATACCTGCGAGATACCTTCCCCGCAGATTGGATAATTCAATGTGCCTTGGAAACGGGTACTTCGCTCAATTGGTTGACCACCGGGCAAGGTCTTAAGCTAAGTTCTCAAACAGCAACCACCGAAGAGCTCGTGAAGTTTCGTCTGGTTGCGGGAAAAATGGTTGAAGATGGCTCATGTGTATTTGACGCGTCATTTCTTCCCGCGAAGCTTTCTGCACCGATTGTTGTTCTGGACGGACCTACTACATACATCTGTGAGCAAAAATTTGCAGAAGTGCTTGATGGGTACTGGTTGATCAACATTGATGGAACTTATTCCATTAGGCTCATCACTAGGTTGCCTAAAGGCATGATTAAAATTTCTACTATAGATAATAGTTTTGAATGTGCTTTTTCAGATATAGAAGTGATCGCATATGTGAGAAGCACAACTGTTTCAAATTGATAGAATAAAAGGACTTAGAAATGGATTTATTTCTTATAATAGTATTATTTTTAGCATTATCCTCGCCCGTCTTAGCTATTATCTTGTACAAAATAGCCAAAAAAAATAAGTTAACAGTCACAAACTTATCATTAGAGAATGATAACTTAAAAAAAGAAAGAGACTCTCTAACAAATCAATTGATCGAGTCCGATAAAAAAATAGCTCAAGCTATACGTGAACACTCTGAGTTAGAAGGAAGATCTGCCCCCCTATGGCAATATGCAGAGTTACACAGCGCGGTACTGGATGCAGAGAAAAAGATTAAGACAGCCGACTCTATAGCTAAACAGAAAATAGAAGAAGCTCAAATAATGGCAGCTAAGGCTGTAAACGAAGCACATAATCAAGCTCAGCTCACAATAAGCAATGCAAACAGCGAAGCAATAGCTATCACTAAAGACGCTCGCGATGCACGCTTGAAAGCCAAAGAGCGCCTTGATAATGCAAACAGTAAAGCGAATGAACTGATCTCAAATGCTAATGATAATGCAGTAAAAATAATTTCAAATGCTGAAGAAAGGGCAAAGGAGATTGCTGGATCAGCTTATGAAGCGAAAGAATTTGCAGAAAGATATGAATCCGTTGCCAAATCAATGAAGAATAAAATTGAAGGCTATGGGGATGAATGGATAATTCCTAATCGCAGTGTACTTGATGAGTTGGCGGAAAATTATGAGTTTACAGATGCAGGTAAGGAGTTGAAAAAAGCTAGAGAATTAACAGATTCATTAATAAGAACTAATAAAGCAGCCTCATGTGATTATGTTGAACAGAATAGACGCAATACTGCAATCAACTTTGTTTTGGATGCTTTCAATGGAAAAGTAGACACTATTCTATCAAAAATAAAACATAACAACTTCGGTAAACTATCCCAAGAAATAAAAGATGCCTTTCAGCTAGTTAATTATAACGGTTCTGCATTTAGGTCGGCTAAAATAAGTGACATATATCTTCAAGCACGACTTAATGAACTAAAATGGGGTGTTGCAGTTAATGAAATTATGCTTGAAGAGAAAGAAGAACAAAGAAGAATTAAAGAACAACTTCGCGAAGAGGAGAGAGCTCGCAGAGAATATGAAAAAGCAATAAAAGAAGCTGAAAAAGAAGAAAAAGCCATTCAGCAGGCCATTGATAAGGCGACCAAAGAATTAATGCTCGCTGGAGAAGAACAACGCTTAGTTCTTGAACAGAAATTGGCTGAATTACAAGCTAAATATGAAGAAGCTGAAGCCAAAAACCAGCGAGCTATTTCAATGGCACAGCAAACACGCTCAGGCCATGTTTATGTTATTAGTAACATCGGTTCCTTCGGCGAAAATGTATATAAAATTGGGATGACACGCCGCCTTGAGCCATTGGATCGCATTCGTGAACTTGGCGATGCCAGTGTGCCATTCTCATTCGATGTACATGCAATGATCTATAGTGATGATGCTCCATCATTAGAAAACCACTTGCATAAAGTATTTAACGACAAGCAATTGAACAAGGTTAATTCACGCAAAGAGTTCTTCAATGTTGGCATAAAGGATATTAAGTCCACTATTGAAAACATGAACATTAATGCGCATTGGACAATGTTTGCAGAAGCTAAAGAGTATAGAGAGTCTTTAGCCATTGAGAATGAGCGCAACGCAGTAACAGAAGAAAACGAAGAACTAATCGTTGCATAGCATGTATGATTTACGTTAATCATACATTGACCACTGTTTTAATATACA